ATCTTGACCTAATCTAATCCAAGGGGCCGGATATCAAAACCCACAAAGATAATCCGGCCTCCAATATTCCCACAAACGAAAGGAAAATCATGAAATCACTTATTGAAGAAATCAAGGACACCCAGCGCGAAGTTCTCGACGACCCAGATATCGACGCTGATAACAAAATCAACAGTATTATTCTTTTGGAAAAGCAAATCCAGAAACTGATTAGGGCAGATCTCAGCGCCAATCGAGCACGCTGGAACATTATCGACCAACTGTCCGATTTGAGAATCTACAAGGGAAAGTAATCCACCGCACATAATCAAGCCCGGGCAATAGCCCGGGTTTTTTCTTTTGGAAAACCAGTATCTCGAGGACACATATAAAGTGGGTCAAATTATTAAACACGGGCAGATGTGGTTTTTTACAAAATGGGGTATACCGGGGTATATATCCCACTCCCATATATTCCAAAACCCAATAAACATATTCCAAGATAATATTATTAGCCATTATATTCCAAAAAAAAATTTTTTACTTCGCTTCGCTACGTAAAAAATTGCGTTCGCTTCGCTCACAGTCAGATAAACAATCCGGCTTCGCCGGGGCAGCTACGCTGCCAGGCCTACGGCTTGGCCTGACGGCCAGGCCTACGGCCAAACAGAGGATTGAAGCTCCGCTTCGCTGCGCAGCTGGGGTCAAGTGAATGTTGAATGGGCTTTGCCCAAACAGAGGGTTGATTGTTCACTCACTTCGTTCGTTCACGAGTCTGCGACTCACAAAACAAATGATGGTTGACTCGAACTCCGTCCTCGCTTTGATTCAGCGCTTTGCTATTGGCCGGAAGTATTTAAGTAGTGCGGAGCTAGCGCCAGGGGCGCGTCCAGATGGACGAGTGCGCTTACGCGCAGCGCAGCTTCGCTGCACAAATGAGGATTGAAGGGGGTACAGGCCCTTTTTGGGTTGTGTCGTTGGAATATTCCTATGACATCCTCCGGAATTTTCTAAAATTTTCAAACTAGATTGCTTCGCACTTTTAACTACGGGAGGATTTGTCTTTCTTATAAACACCAAGCTCGGAGATAGAATAAATTAATCATTGGAGATCCTATGGCACAAACTCAGACGGCGCCGGCGCAAACCCAGGCAGAAATCGTGGCGGCGTTGCGGGCAGAAAATGCCAAGTCAAACTCTGCAGTTTGGAATGCTGTGAAGCGCGTGCCTGGGCTTCTTGCTGGTGCCGGGGTTGACACAGCAAATTTGCTCCTTGGCGCATTGGCTGGGCGAGGACTGCAGGGCCTGAGCAAAAAACCCGTGGGCGGCAGTGAAAGTATAAATGAAGCATTTGGTCTAAAGAAATCTGACAATGCTACGCAGAATACTGTAGAGAGCGTGCTGGGCATGATGAGCCCCGGCGGCGCTGCCAAAGCTATTATTATTCCTTTCACCGCGGCGCAAGCTACGCGGGCTGGCGTCTCTAAAATTGCAGACCAAGCTCTGCGCACTTATGCTAGAACTGGCGACAATGCCAAGGTACTTGCAGAGTCGAATAAAGCACTAAAAGCTGCAAATTTTCCCATGGCTGTTGAGGGCATGTACGTCGGCCCAGACATGAAGCTGCGGGCGTCATTGTCAAACCAAGCATTTAAGCCAAATTTTGGTTCACAACTTTTTACCGCAGATCCTGCAACTGGTGCTGTAAATCTTGGTAAGCCTCTACTCGGAGGGCAAAATACTGTCCGTGTCGAGACTGTGTTGCCGCACGAAAGTTTGTATAAACTTATGCCAGAGCTAAAGGGCACGCGCATCATACATGATCCAAACTTAGATAATACTAACGTTTTAGGGTACTATAATGTTGGCAGTAATAGGATAGGGCTGCCTAGTTCTGTTGCAACAACTTCAGAGTCTCCTTTTATAAGCACACTTATTCATGAACTTACGCATGGTGGGCAAGGCTACGGCTTCACACGCAGCGGCTCACAAGTGGCAATAGATCCATTAGTGCAGTCTATTGAAGAAGCCAAACAAATGGGCTCATTTCGCACGAAGCAAGAGTTAGATGACGTAATAGCTACATTAATAGACATTGATTTCGCTAGCATGTACCCAACACTAAAATCTCCCAGAGTGCCTGCAGACCCAGATGCATATTTGTACAATCTCTACAGAAATATTTTTGGAGAAGTTGAGGCACGGCAGAGTCAAAATATGACTCCTGGCAGGCTGCCTAACATTCAGCGCCTAGAGCGTTCATACTAAGGAGGGCAACGCCCCATGAACACCAAAGAACATGCAATCAGACTTCTTGCCCAAGGCATTCCCACTTCACAAGTGGCTGCGGCCTGTGGCGTCAGTGACTCTTATGTCAGCCAACTGAAAGCTGACCCAGATGCTCAGACTCAGATTGCAGAACAGCAAGCTGCAGCAAGCATTGCAGACATGGAATTTGACCATGATCTGGAGGGTGCTGAGGCGCTGGCGTTGGACAAGATTAAAAAGAATCTGCCCTTTGCCAACATGGGCCAGGCCATTGCTGCATTCCGCATTCTTAACACTGCGCGTCGGCGTTCTGATCCAGTCATGCAAGCAGATTCCGCAGTCAGCCTGACTGTGAATCTCACATTGCCACAGTCTGCAATCCCGAAATACGTAACAAACAGTCAGAATGAAATCATTGAAGTTGAAGGGCAGACTATGCTGAGCGCCACGGCCAAGACCCTAGACCAGATCCTGGCAGATCGCAACGCCAAAGATCCTAGGCTGCCGCAAATCACGGCAACTGAAAAGGCGGCGGCGATGCTGGATAAGTTGACCACACCTAAATCTCTTATTCCCAGAGCCACGCCACGGGCGCCATTGCCCTTGTCTGCGGATATGCTTTAGTTCCTGGGGACGGGCTTAGGAATTATAGCGTAGCGGAACGCCAGGCCGTGGCCGCATGGCGAAGCCACGAGGTGACGCGGGGTCCCCTGTCAAGGCCGGAGGAAAATTTGCGAAGCAAATTTTACGGAGCCCGAAGGGTTTGCCTTGATTGGGGTTAGTCACCGAAGTAAGCTAGCCATGGCGGCTGCGCGCCTGAAGTGGAGCGGAGCGTAGATTTGACTTAGCTTTTAATATCTTTATCTATCTATACTATCTTTAATCAACCAAGCACTCGTGGAGAGTTAAAATGAGCAATGTCAGTGATCCTGCACGTTACGGCGCTGCCGTTACTCCTTCTGATTCAATCAACCTTGCTGCACCTACACGCTCACTTTATGTAGGTACAACTGGAAACATCTCTGTTGTGATGCTGAATGGTACTGTAGTTTTTAACACAGTGGCTGTTGGAATTCTTCCAGTTCAATGTACGCGTGTGAATGCTACTGGTACCACGGCATCTAACATTGTTGCCCTCTGGTAAGCAATCATGCAGCTGTCAAGTCTTAGTTTAGCACTAACTAGGCTACGCGATGCCATTGCAGGTGGCCCGCCGCCTGGCGGTAATTTTACTGTGCTAAATTCCGCAGGCACTAGTTATTCTGCACCTACTACTATTCTTGACTCTGCAGGCACGAGTTACACTGTCACAAAAACTGTGCTAGACAGCGCTGGCACTTCGTACACTGTTGCGTAAGGACTCATCATGGCAGATTTTCAAATTGTAGCTCTTGATCCGACCACGCCGCAGTTGCGTGCGCCTGGGGCTGCCGACCAATACAGTCTTCCTCGGCCTATTAACGGCGCCAATATTAATTATGCAGCTATTAACGTTTCGGCCGCGTTTACGATGATTGCGTTTTATAACGGCCGAATCATTAATTGCACAGCAAATACTTTTACTATTACATTGCCAAACTCCGCGACGCTAGATGCGGGGTTCAACTGCTGGATTAACAATATTGGAACTGGCACTATTACCTTGGCCGGTTCCAGTATTGACGGATTTTCTTCGATTATTTTGCGTCCGGGAGAGGGCATACAAATTTACGGCGAAGGAGCTACAAACTGGCAGGTTGTTGGCAAGAGAGCAATGCGGGCCTACGCCGAAAATATGCCTAGTGCTACCCGCGCTGAGGCTCAAGCGACGGCGGCTGTAGCAATTGGAAATAATGCTTTAGCATCCGGTCTTTATTCGCTTGCTCTAGGATATTCTACTGCCAGCGGACTTGCGTCTGTTGCTATTGGCGGGTATGGGTCAAAGGCAACTGCAAGCGGAAGCTATTCTACTGCAATAGGATTAGGTGGAACTGGCAATGGAGGAGTTTCAATAGGCCCCGGATCTATAGTTTTGGGGTCATCGTATGCAAGCGGGAATGACGCGTTTGCGGTTGCAATCGCAAATAACAGTACAAGTTTTGGCGCAACAGGCACATCAAGCATTGCTTTGTGTGATAGGGCAAAAGCTACAGCTACCCGGGCAATTGCTATTGGGCAGCTGGCAACAGCTACGGCAGCTGATGCTATAGCCATTGGCCACGGCACTACAACTGCTGCTGGCAGTGGCTCTGTGGCTCTTGGATTTGCGAGCGTTGCTGACGCTAACTATACATTAGCACTTGGTACATATTCGCGCCCAGCAATCCAGGGTAAGCTTGCATATGCTTCTGGGGCGTTTGCATCGGCTGGAGACGGCCAACAAGGTACATTCGTTCTAAGAAACCAAACAGCTGGCACAACTCCCAGGGTACTGACAACGGATGGCTCTACTTCCCCTGGGGTGACTAACCAGGTGATCCTTCCCAACAACAGTGCGCATACATTTACGGGTCTTGTTGTTGCTCGACAGCAAACGTCTGCCGGTACGCAGTCTGCAGCCTGGAAACTTGAAGGATTGATCCGGCGGGATTTAACCGCTGCAACTACAACGCTTGTGGCATCTACTGTTACTGCAATCAGTAACGTTCCTGGCTGGACTTTGGCGTTGTCGGTAGACACCACAAATGGAGGTCTTGCTGTGACTGCAACTGGCGGCACTGGACTTAACATACGATGGGTAGCTACCGTCGAAACCTGTGAAGTAATTTACATCTAAGGAGCCATCATGGCACTCGAGCTTGACATTCAAACCACGCAATTTGGTGTGCCGTTTTCAGGCGCGTATTTTCGAGTAGTGTCCGCATCTATTATGCGGCAGCGACTCTTGGAGCATAAATTTATTGTAATTATTGATGTTACTGCATACGGCACTAGTACTCCAACTGAGGCTACACATCCAGTAGATTTTCGCCGTTATCCTGCACCGCTTGAGGAAATTGAAGCTCAGGTTGGCACTGAGTTCTTGGCAAAGTGCTACAACTGGGTTGCAAATCAACCTGACATGGCAGGCAGCACGCCAGCATAATGACTGCTAATACTACTGAACTAGGAACATCATCTCAGGAAGCAGCGGAGCTCTCTCGTAGAGATCTAAACTTCCTGGGAATGTTGGCTGCGCCAGAGGAATTCACATATTCCTTTCCGCCATTTTATATTACACTGTTCTCACTCTTAACTAGCTTTACAAAGAAGCTAGAACGATATGCCATAGGTATTCCACGGGGCTTTGCAAAAACTACTTTTGTCAAGCTCCTGTGCCTATGGTATATTCTTTTTTCGCACAAGCAATTTATTTTGATCGTTGGCGCTAGTGAAGACCTAGCCGTTAATACACTCTCAGATATTTGTGATCTTTTGGGCAGTCCTAATATCCGCAAATTGTTTGGTAACTGGCAAGCACAGATAGAAGTTGACACGCAGGCTTTAAAAGTATTTCATTTTCGCGGTCGCAACATTATTCTCCGGGCCATTGGCGCTGGCACTGCAGTCCGCGGGATTAACAGAAAAAACAAGCGCCCAGATGTCATCATTATGGATGACGTGCAAAAACGTGAAACATCTGAGAACAAAGACCTCAGTGACCAACTCCTAAAGTGGATTTTGGGTACGCTGATGAAAGCTCGTTCCAATGATGGGTGTACATACATCTATGTTGGAAACATGTACCCGCAAAACTGTATTCTTGAAAAGCTCAAGCACAATACTCAGTGGACTTCTTTTATCGTCGGTGGCATTCTTGCAGATGGCACAAGTCTTTGGGAAGAATTGCGGCCAATCGAAGAACTGATCAGCGAATATCAGTCTGACTCTGAACTTGGCCATGCAGACATCTTTATTTCAGAAATTCTGAACAGCACCGATATTGCAGCAGCGAGTGGAATTGATATTTCTCGCATTCCAGTCCTGCCATCTTATTATCACGATGCAGATTCCGAAGGTTCGTTCATCATCATTGACCCCTCCGCCGGAAAGAAAACATCAGATGACTGTACTATTAGCCATTACAGCGTTTGTGATGGTAAACCCGTATTTGATGATCTACTTCATGGGACATTCTCTCCACTGGAGACAATACAGGCTGCCATTCGGTTGGCACTGGAACGCGGCACGCGACTCATAGCTGTGGAAGGTGTAGCGTATCAATCTACGCTCCTTTACTGGTTTGAATTTTATTGCGAAAAAGAAGGCATTTCTGGTTTTGAGTTTGTAGAACTCAGTCCCAAAGGGCAGGCTAAGAATAATCGTATCAAGCGCGGCCTGCTACGGCTGATCTCAGGCGAAATTTACCTGCATCCAAATGTGCGCAGCAAAGTCCTGTCGCAGATCATGGACTGGAATCCACTCAAGATCAGTAATGTAGACGATATCATTGATCCAATCGGCTATGTGGATGAACTCATGCGTGAGTACCCGCACCTGATTGTAAAAACGATCTTTGATGTAGATTCTGAAAATGTGTCTGCTACGCACGCGGATACACTGGCGTTGCCGTATTAATTTCGGCTGACGCCTCCAACCAAGGACTCCAAATGGCAACGAGCATTTCTCTCGTCAACACTCTGAACATCGAGCAGCGCAAGGAGTTTTTGCAATACGCAAAAGATTGCGCTTGGCGTCTTAGCAATTCATCTCTTTCCGATTTCCGCAGTCTTTTGCGTTATCGTGACAAAGCATATCAGCGCCAGCTCAATGTCACGGATGAGCACATTAAAGCTGTCCGTGCAAACATGCTTGGAGACGCTCGTAAGATTCAAGACATGACTGTGCCCATTGTCATGCCCCAGATTGAATCTGCAGTTGCTTATCAGACTGGTGTCTTTCTGACGTCTTATCCAATTTTTGGCGTTGTATCTACGCCGCAGAATCAGTCTCTTGCCATGCAGTTTGAAACTGCGCTCGGCGATCAGTCTATTCGTTATGGCTGGGCACGGGAGCTGATGAAAATTTTCCGTGACGGCTTCAAATATAATTTTGGTGCGGCAGTTGTTGAGTGGAAAAAGACTCCGCTCAAATCCATTGTTACAGACACCAGTATCTCTGCTGCAGGCCTTGCTGCACTAAAAGACTATTCCTACGGTGGAAACTGCATCAAGCGTGTTGACCCGTACAACTGCTTTATGGACATGACCGTGGCGCCTGCGCAGTTGCACACGGATGGTGAGTATTTTGGCTACAATGAGATCATCAGCCGGATTCAGCTCAAGCGCTTGTTTTCTGTCCTTGACAGTCAAAAGACGACTAGCGCAGCTGAGGCATTCAAGTCTCCCTTCACTGGATCTTCCCAAGATGATTCGTCTGCCATAAATTATTACATTCCAGAAATCAACAAGTATCTTAACCTGTCCCAGCTGCAGTACGGCACCAATAACTGGGGCCAATGGATGGGCTTGGCGGGTTCGAGTAATAACAAACTTGAGTACCGTGATCACTACTTGATGACGCACTTTTTCTGCCGTGCCTTGCCGTCAGATTTTGGTGCGCGTGGAAATCAAGTTAAATTGTACCATGGGATCATTATTAACTGGTCTGTTGTGATTTTTGTAGAAGAGTTGAATGTCGGATACGATTATCTTCCCACGGTCATCATGCAGCCGCATGAAGATGGCTTGGGCTATCAGACGCAATCCATGCTTGACAATGCGCTGCCATTCCAAGACATGGGCTCTGCTTTGTGGAATATTTCGCTGGAATCCAAGCGGCGGCTTGTCTTTGATCGTCTGATTTACAATCCCAGACTCATTGACAAGAAAGATATTGACGCAGTTTCTAGTGTTAGCCGGATTCCGCTGCGTAATGCTTCGCTGGCCAAAGATGATAACGCTATGGCCCGGGCCGTGTACCAGATCCCGTATCGTGAGGACAATTCTGGCACCAATATTCAGATGTCTGAAATGATTTCTGCAATGGCGGATCAAGCCACAGGGCAGAACAAAGTGGATCGTGGCCAGTTCCAGAAGGGTAACAAAACTAAGACTGAGTTTGAAACCACGATGTTGAACTCGAACTCGCGCCAGCAGCTTTGCTCGCTGACGATTGAGCATCAGTTCATGACTCCAGTCAAAGAGATTGTCAAGTCAAACACGCTTCAATATCAGCAACCTGGCACTATTCTCAACCGAGAAGAGCGCTCAATGGTGGATGTTGATCCTGTGGCGCTGCGTCAAGCAATTCTTGAGTTCAAACTCACAGACGGGCAACTTCCTGCTGAGAAGATGCTCAACTCCAATCTGCTGACTGTGTTCTTGCAGACTGCTCAGGCGCTGCCTGCAGTCGGCACAGAATACGATGTGCTTGGTATGTTCCTGTACTGGGCAAAGTTGCAGGGTGCATACTGGCTTGAAGATTTCAAGCGCAGTCCTGAACAGCAGCAGCAATTCCTGCAGACTCTCCAACAGACTTCTGCAGCTCAACAACCGCCGCAAGCGCCAACAGCGCAACCAGCATGAGAACAGTAACACTTGATGCCGGCAGTAGGTTTTGCCGGCTCACACTGAGTCCAGAGGATGAGAACCTTGCAATGCAAGTCTCTCCTTTGTTCCTTGCGTATCTTCAAAACAAAATTGAGGCGTATGCAAGCGCTCTCGTAGAGAGCAAACTTCCATATAATCCCGATCCAGGGAAGCAAGTGGAAGCAATCCTGGCTCACGAAAGGCTCCGCAGTTTTGTGGATGCTTATCAAGAGCTTCAATCTGAGCTGCTTACAGCTCTCGCAACTCCTGAGCAAACTGAAAGGTAATCATGGCTTTTCTTCCTGGTATTTTTGGTCGTGGCAATGCACCGGCCCCGGCGCCTGCACCTGTGGCAACTCCGCAACCGGCGAACACTCCGCCTGTCAACATGAATCAGAATCCTACTGGGTTGCCTGCATCTATGCAGCAAGCTCCGGCGAATCCTGGTGCAAATCCTCAGCAGATGGTTAACGGCTCCAACGCAGCTGTTAATCCGCTGGATAATTTCTCCAACATGTTCAAGCCCAAGCCTGCGGACCCCAATGCTCCCAAGGCTCCAACGCTTCAAGATCCTTTGCTTGGTCCGCTGGATCCTTCTGCTTTCAGGCAGCAGATTGCCCAAGCAAATTTTGCTTCTGGCATTCCGCAAGAAACTTTGCAGAAAGCCTTGTCTGGAGATGCTCAGGCTTTTACAGAAGCCATCAATAGCGCTGCGCGCGAGGCGTTTGCAGCAGCTGCGCAACTCTCTCATGGCCTTGTTGAGCACGGCGCCCGCACTGCTGCGGAGCGTGTGAATGGCTCACTGGATTCGCGCATCAGAAACTTTCAGATCAAAAGTCAAAATACTAATCATGAGGCGTTGTCGCATCCAGCAGTTGCTCCGATGCTAGGCGCTGTCAAAATGCAGATTGCTCAATCCAATCCTCAACTATCACCGGAAGCGGTGCAACAGCAGGCAGAACAGTATTTCACCCAGATGGCTGAAGTGCTTACTGCACCCAAGCGCGCAGCTGCTCAAGCTGCAAGTGCTCCAAAAGAAACTGATTTTTCTTCTTACTTGAATTGAGCGCATAAGCGCGAAAGGAACTGAAATGGCTGTTGGACTTCTTTCTTCTGCAAGCGCACCGCAAAACCTGAATGCGGTCAGCTTTGCTCAAGCTATCACTCGGCTGATGCCGAATGGTACTGCTCCGTTGTTTGGCCTGACTGCCCTTCTCAAAGATGAGACGGCTGCCAACATCGAGCATGGCTACTTCTCGAAGACGATGATTTTTCCGTCGGCAACGATGACGGCGTCGGCAACGTCTGGCGATACTACGCTGACCGTCGCGTCGAACACTGACATTGTTCCTGGCGATCTGCTGCTGAACGAGCGCACGAATGAAATCGTGCTGGTCACTGCCACGCCGCTCGCTACCACGCTGACTGTGGTTCGTGCAGTGGGCACCACTACCGCAGCTGCTGTTAACAACGGCGATCTGTGGCGCACCATCGGCAACGCCTTTGAAGAAGGTTCGGTTCGTCCGTCGGCAGTTTCGATCATTGCCACGCGCTACGTCAACAACACGCAGATCTTCCGCAATAGCTGGGCTGTCACCAAGACTGCTGCTGCTATTCCGCAGATTGCTGGTGCTGGCTATGTCAGCGAAAGCAAGCAGGATTGTGCTGCGTTGCACGCAATGGCGATTGAGAAAGCTCTGTTCTTCGGTCAGAAGTTTATGGGCACTCGCAATGGTCAGCCTTTCCACACGATGGAAGGTATTGTTGCTCGTGTGACGACCGCAGCTGCTGGCAACATCACGACTCTGGGCGCCACCACGAACTGGACGCAGCTGGAAACGGCTATGGACAAGACGCTGGAGACGGTCACTGATCCGAAGGGTGGCAACATCCGCACGATGTTTGTCGGTGGCACGGCTCGCCGTGTCATTCACAACATTGCGCGCCTGAACGCTACTTACCAGATTCAGACGACTGAAACGTCGTGGGGTCTGCAACTCGACATGCTTCGCACGCCGCGTGGCACTTTCGAGATGATTGAGCATCCGCTGTTCAATGCCTATGGTGCTAACTCCACCTGGGCAAAAATGGCTGTGATTGCCGATCTGAACGCCTTCTCTCTGGCTTACCTGCGCAAGACCAGTGACGCTGGTTACAACGCAAGCGGTGCGGTGATTGACAACGGCATTGACGCGGAAGGTGGCACGCTGACCACGGAGTTGACTTCCACGATCAAGAACCCGGCAGCGTTCGGCATTCTGTACAACTTCACTGCGGCTGCTGCAGGCTAATCAGGGAGGCATGTCATGGCAGTGATTCAAGTGAACACTCCTGGCATGCTTTCTACTGATTCTGGCTACATCAGTAGCATTACGATTCGGACTAATGGCTCTGCCACTGCTCTGACTCCAAATGCTACTACTGGCCAGGTGACAGTAGATGAGCTTGCCGCAACCAAACTGGTGCAAGAAATTTCTCGGATCAGATTGATTACTGGCTGAGAATAAGAAAAGGGCCAGCCAGCAAGCTGGCTCTTTTTTCATCCTGAGAGTAGTTTTTACACTCTCATCTCCAACTGAAAGGCAAATCATGGCAGTAGGTGCAGTTTCTTCTTTTCACAGTCAGCACGCGGTTCAAGGCTTTGAGCCTGCGGCTGTCATTCGCTCCGGCGAATCTCTTGGTACTTCGCAAGAAGCTCTGCAGGATCCAAACTCCAAAACGTACTACCACAGTGTGGCTGGTGCAAAATTTATCATGCCTGATGGATTGGAAGTTGTGTTCATGGGCGGTCAGCTGACCACGAATGATCCTGCGATTATTCAGCAGCTAGATGCTATTGCAAACAAGCCTGCAAGTCTGGTATTTACCAAACGTGAAAGCTTGGCCACTGTGAGCGCTTTGCAGCGTCAAGCTGCAGAGGCTGCTGCTGACACGGCTGGTAAGGCCGTGGCGTAATCTTTTTTGCCCTGAGAGACAATCATGACTACTTTTGCTGAAATGGAAACTCTGGTGGTTGCTCAGACGCGACGTCCAGAAGTGCCAGATATCACCAAGGCAGCAATCAAGTCTGCTACTCTCAGGGCTCACCACACGGATTTCTTTCCGCGTGATTTGCAAGTCACTGCACTCTCCTACCCAGTGTCTAGCACTGCTGTTTATTACGATTTTCCAAATATTCACACAAGCCTCACGCGCCTGCGCAGCTTGAAGTTTTTGCAAAGCATTGATGCAACAACTTTTGCGCCTACGGAATCTTTGGAATATCGTGATGCCGATGACCTGTATGACAGGGATGGCCGCCGGCGTAGCTCCATGTACACACTCATTGGAGCCACTGCGCGAGTCTATCCGCTGTCTATGACAGGTCTGCTGAATTTTTACTTCTTCCAGAATCCTGATGTTGCGGAAACAACTTACAGTAGCTGGATTGCAGACACCTATGCTGAAGAACTTGCCATGTGGGCTGCAGGCATTGTGTTTGCACGCACTGGATATGTAGAAATGGCAGGGCAGTTTAAGACTGAGCATGTTGATCCATTTAAATCCATGCTTGTGTCTTCGCATCTGCTCGGTAACGTTGCTTAATTTGGAGAATTGACATGGCCACTTACGTTCCAAATGCCACGCAAGCCACTGAGCCAGTTGCCAGCCAAACTGTCTTCAGCGCGGCAGAAGAATTTAGAGTTCTAAAAGCTTCTGTCAATGCCATGCGGCAGTGGCTAGGTGTAAGTGCCACGGTGCCGACTACTGACACGCTTGGTGATCCGCTAACTGCAGGAGATTTTTACTACAACACTACATCCTATCGGATGTTTGTGCACAATGGCTCTGCGTTTATTCCTGTGGACAGCAGTGCCACAGTAACAACTTTGAGCACATCTGGTACTGTTGGTTTGGGATTGTCGTCGCAAATCACAGTTATAACGCCAACAGGCAACATTACGCTGACAGCAACTGCCATGCTGACTGGACAATCTGTCCTAGTGCTTATTACCAATCCTGGAACCTTCACTGCAACTTGGCCCAGTGGCATCAAGTGGCTCAATGGTGTTACACCTACGCTTTTGGCCACAGGAACTACGTTTGTAGAGATTCTAAAAGTGGGCAGCGATGTCTATGGCGTAGCCCTTGGTGGAGCAGTGTAATGTTTCGCACTCGTGCAGCTTGGAGACCTCCAATCTATCTAGCTGATAGATTTAGCCTGCTGACTGCTGTTTTTGATAGTATTACCCCAACTGTTACAGTTACGCGTATAAAATACTCTGGAGGAATTTATATTGCATTGGCACAATCAGCTGATGGTGCAACAGCTTATGTCAGTACGTCCAGTGATCTAGTTTCTTGGATCACTCCAGTTGCAGTAGCTAATACAATTTTGTATGATGCGGCGTATAACGATCTTATAAACAACACGCTTATTCTTATTGGAGAGTCTGCCGGTGCGGCTAGAATTTTTCGCACGACAGCTTCTGTATCTACACTGACAAACGTAACACCTGGTGGCCTATCAATTCCAAAATATATTGATTGGTGTTCATTTTTTCCTAGTGGCTCTTTTCAAATTTCTGCAGCTACAAACAGAGCTTATTCAAATGCTACGGGCAGCACTTGGACAGTTGCAAATTACTCATCCAGCACTTACGAACCTGCGGGACTTGTTTTCATTCCAAGTCTTGGGGCGTATTATGATATCAGAATGCAGAAGACAGTGAACGGTGAGCTAATCATTTACCGAGGTACTACTGCTGCAAGTTCTTCTGCATTCATCACTGAATCTGCTTACGGTTCTAGAAGCTATAGCGATTGTGTAATTTTTCATAATCAAGCAATCAATAATATTTTTGTGCTGTCCAGAATTGCCTCCGGAGCCTCCACACTTATTGGTGCTAGCATGTATACTACGGCCGGCGTGGGCATAGCTGGAGCCGCTATTGGCCTGCCAGTAGACAAATTTGTTGGCGCTGGTTATTTTCCTAGCTATGATCAGCTTCTTATTCAAGATGCTGCAGGAAATCTTAGCAAATTTGCTAAGCTGAGGCCTCCCGGTACTTTGGAAGCTACTTGGAAGATCAATACTACTTATTCTTTTGATACAGTAACCTCTGCCCTTGCACAGCAGGGAAATAGACTTATTTTTGGTCCGGCAGGGCTTATCAGTATGAATGGACCAGGACAAATTTCTTTGAACGTCTGAAAGTTAGGACTCATGCAGCAGCAAACTACACTCACGGAAGAACAGATTGAGGAAATTGCTGAGCGTGCGGCCGAGCGCGCCATGCGCAAACTGACTGACCACATGTACAAACAAGTGGGCAAGAGTGTCATCAGCAAGCTATTCTGGATCGTTGGCGTAATATCTGTAGGAGCCTATCTGTGGCTCAAGCAGAAGGGAGTGATTTAACATGGCTGTGCAACGATTCAAGCTGGCATTGAACAATGCGTCATTTCCTTTTGTTTCGACAGAAGCTCCTAGAGCTGTGTTTGTGCCTGGGCTTGATACTGCGGCCCGTGCATCGCGTGGTTTCGTGGCTGGAAATGAGTCCGCCGATTATAATCTCACGCAGATTATCTATGGTGAGAACTTCATGCCAGTGGGCAACGGCGTCAGGTCAGTAGGATACAAACAGCTCATTGCGCCAACCATCAACACAGATTTTGATTCTATCTTTCCGCTTCGCGATCAGGATGAGAATTATGTAATTTACAGTCCTGGCAAAGGTAAGAACTATGTCTATGACGACACTACCAGTGCCTGGACTACGGAGACTATCCCCTCCATTTATGGCCTGACTCTTGCTGCGGGAAGCAATCCGGCAAATAGTAAAGTCACATATGCGTACGTAGACGGCTTCACATTTGTCTGCTTTTCGCGCTTGAAGTCCAATGATCCCAGCCCTGTGGACATGAGCATTTTGCTCTGGGACCCCACGACAAAGACATTCTCCGATCCTAGTGCTGTCATTCAAAATCTAGTCTCCCCCACGGGCGGCAAGATGGTCGTGGGCGAGATTGATGGAATCTCCTCGTCTTCTGGCTATCTGATTGTTTGGTCTGGGATTCAAGTTGCTTGGGCACCGGCTCAGGCCGCTGGCGTATTTAATTTTGAGACTACAATCTCTGGAGAAATTTCTGGCTCTGGCTCTGTAGTGCCTCCAGATGTCAAGGGTCCAATCAATGCAATCATTCAAGTGTCCGGTGGATTTATTGCATTCACAAATCGCAATGCTCAAGGGGCACAGTTTAATCCTAACTCTCTATCCATTCCCTGGGTCTGGCGAGAAGTGCCTGATGCTGGCGGTCTGGAAAGCTATGAACAAGCCACGGTAGAAAGCAATCTTGGGGCAGTCATTGCGTACACCACTGCAGGTGTGCAGAAAGTCTCACTCAATTCTTCAGAGCTTGTTTATCCTGACCTGAGTGACTTTATTGCAGCCAGGCAGATTGAGAGATACAATAGCGGAACAAAGACTCTTTCCCAAGATGCCACCACCCTGGACTTTTACGTCAAGCTCTCGGCGGTAGGAAACAGATACATTGTCCTGTCTTACGGCACCTATCCAGGTGTTTACTCCTTTGCACTTGTCTACGATGCCGGCGTTCAACGCTGGGGCAAAATGCGCATTGTGCATCGTGACTGTTTTTATTACAACTATGGGGTTGTGACTGCAGATATTACTTATTCCATGCTGGGAGATGTTGATTATGACGCCTTTGCTAGCACCAGCTATGCGGCTACAACTCAGCAAAGCAACGCATTCACTGCGGCGCCACATGGCTTAGCATTCCTGCTTGAGACTGGTGAAGTTCTAATTGCTGACTGGTCAAAACAAATCAGGAGCACACAAGACACTGGCGTCATAGTCATTGGCAGAGTACAGCTCACGCGTGCGCGCAATGTGCAACTGAATCGCGCAGAAGTTGAAGGTCTAGGTTCCGGCGCCGTGTATGTTGCACCATCTTACGATGGCCGCACACTGGCAGCGTCGCAGTCTATGGTTACAATCTCCTCCATAGATGAGTTCAAAGTCCTAGGCACGCTGATTGACGCCAAGAATTTTAATCTAATTGTGGAAGGCACATTTGATCTGAGTACGATCATTCTTGAAGCAATGCCAACGAGTCAACTCTAATGCCACAATTCCTCATCTCCGCTGGACTTCCGCTATATCCTGCCGGACTTACGGATAAGGAAGCATCTGTCGTTGTCCCTATTTATAATGCAATCAATGCCCTGAGCCAGCAAGTTGCGCTGAACACTGGCAATGTGCAATACAGTCCTGCAGAGCAGGCTGTCCTTGATCAGTTTACAAAGCTGATTTCTGCAAAAGAGCAGAGAATATTTGTCAAAGCTGGCGAAGCTCTGGCCTATGGGAATGTTGTAACGCTGTCTTTGTCTGGCGGCAAGGTTGTAGCATTCAAAGCAGACTCTGGAAATTTGACCAAACCCGGACACGCAATCATTGATGCCAGTGCCGGGATTGCGCTGAATGCGTTTGGGGAAGCCCTGCTGCTGACAGGAAAGACGCGCGGCATCACTGGCACATCGTTTATGACGCCGTACTATTTGAGTACAGCTGGCCAAGTGCAAGCGGCAAAGCCGCAGGGCCCTGGCATCATTACACAATTTATTGGCTACGGGCTTGGCAGTGAAGGATTCTATGCAGCCATTGAGTCGCCGCACAATACTTCTTACGGCGCATTTGTAGACACCACGGATCAGGTTGCAGCGGCAGCTAACACGCCTCAGGCTGTAACGTTCAACACGACTCAGGTTTCGCGTGGCGTCAGCCTAGGGTCACCGACTTCTCGCATTGTTGTAGACAAGCAAGGAGTTTATAATTTTCAGTTCTCACTGCAAGTTGACAAGACATCTGGCGGCAAGGGATCTATCTGGGTCTGGCCCCGCGTCAATGGGACTAACATTGCAGCCTCAGCTTCTATTGTCACAATCAAAGACAATGATTCTGAAACAGTGCCAGCTTGGAATTTTGTGCTTCCTTTGAACGCCGGCGATTATTTTGAACTTATGTGGGAAGTAGACACTACTACCCTACTGCTGGAATCTTTTGCAGCTACAGGCACAAGGCCTGCGATTCCGTCTGCGATTCTTACTGTCACAAATAATCTGTGAGGGCTTGCCATGTTCAAATTCTCAAAGCGTAGTATGCAGCGGCTTGAAGGTGTGCACGAGGATCTGCGCGTTGTCATGCTGTACGCAATCGCAATCAGTCCTGTAGACTTTGCAATAACTGAAGGTCTGCGGACACTGGACAGACAGAAACAGCTGGTAGAAGCGGGCGCATCAAAGACTATGAATTCTCGGCATCTGACTGGACATGCTGTCGATGTTGCTGCGTTCATTGGTCGAGAACTGCGCTGGGACTGGCCATTGTATGAGCGCCTTTCTGAATCTGTAAAGCAGGCTGCAAAGATTGTACAAATTCCAATCGAGTGGGGCGGAGATTGGAAGCGGTTTCGTGATGGCCCTCATTTCCAACTTCCCTGGGAGATTTATCCATGACTTCGAGTATTGTTCAAGCTCTTGTTCGCCATATTCTTACCGCTATTGCGGGAGGCTTTGCTGTCAAGTACGGCATTGATGGTGGTACCATGGATGTCATTATTGGTGGTGCCGCTGCCGCTGCTGGCGTTGCGTGGAGCGTGTACGACAAGGCTAAGAAGTAATTAAGCCTTGATACAGGATGTGTGCCTGCTGGTATTTCTGGGGCTGCCTAGAATACTAGTAGGCATTTTGCATTTCGGAAGGAGTAAAGATTATGGCTGAAAAGCTTCCTACTGGTGGCGGGGGCATTACAGATGTTATCAATCTGGCCAATTTTATTGGCGGGCAACGCACAAACCAAACCACTACGCTGTCTCCTGCAGACATCAGTGGATTGCAAGCATTGCAAACTGAGCTGCAAGGTGCAGATTATGGCGCACTGCTTGAATCTATTTTTAACCAGGCGCGTGGCGCTGTGCCTGGCATCAGTGCAGGCTATGGCCGCACGATGGGCAGAACGTATGGCAATGCGCAGATGCAAGCTGCACTGGCTGAGCTGCTGAAACAAACTACGCTGACTGCACAGAAACAAATTGCAGAACAGCGCAATCAGAATCAGCAGATTCAGGCAAATGTTGCAGCAAACATTGCCAATGCTACGCGCGGCACTACGCAAACAACTACGGGTAAGACTGCCAATCCGCTGGGAACTCCTGTAGGTGCGTTGCTACTTCTTCAGACTCTTAACAGTTTAGGTAAAGATGCACAGGGCCAGGGAAATATTCTGGATCTTCCCAAGAAACTCCTGACTGGTGCGATGGGTGGACTTGGCGCTGGTGGCGGCGTAGCTGCGGCACCAATGGCAGCTCCTGTAATGCCTGCTGTTACTGTACAGCCTATGGCTGCAAAAGCAGTAACTGCTGCACCTGCACAGGGTTTTGGTCTTGGTGACATTGTGACGGCAGCAACTATGCCTGTACAAGCTGGTTTGAACGCACTTGGTCAGTTCCTGGAATCTCCGGTCTCCACTGCTACCAATCTTATTACTGCACCTATTGAGATGGGATTGGAAGGACTTGATTGGCTGGGTGAGCAAGTTCAAGGTGGTTTTGACTGGCTGCGTGGACTGGGGAACTAATCATGGCAACACTTCCGCTGCTTGGTCAAAACAGGGCATATTATATTCCTAACCTGATGGGCGGGAATATGGCGCCAGCAGCGGGTACGCCTGCGCTGGGCGAATCTGGTGTCTTGCGGGATCTTATTGCTAGTTTGCTGGCAAATTTTAATCCTAGCATTGGAACTCAGCGCATTCCTATGAGCATGGGTGGCGGTGGAGATTCTATAAGTGACATGATGCCTGGCGCCGCAGGTGCTGGAGGCAGCGAGACTCCAGTAAATCCACTAGAAGCACTTGGCACACTTGGAACAATGGCCAATGTTGCCGGCGCTGCTGGCACAATTGGTTCATTACTTGGCATTCCTGATGCTGGAACACTTGGCCGCGCTGTGGGAACTATAACCAATGCAGGACAAGCATATTATGGCGATGCTGCTCGCGAGCAACTTGAGCGCCAAATAAACGCTCAGAATGAAGCCAGCGGAAGTCTAGCTGGTAATGCTGATCTTGGCCGCTACGGTTACAATCCTAGCTTGGCCGCGGCGTCACAAGTTGCGTCAGGTATGGGTACGTTGGCTGGCGTACCTATTATTGGTAACGCACTTGGTCAGGGTCTAATGATGGCTGCTGATCCTGTACCTTCGACGCCTGGCGATCTTGTCAGGGCAGGTGTGGATACGATTGTCCCAGGCCTTATCAATACAGTTGTCAAAGGGTTGACTGGTTATACGATTGGAGAAAATATCAAAGGCGGCATGACGCCAGTTAATGAAAGCATTGCAAGAACTCCGGAAGAAGTTGCTAGACTGGACGCTGCGCGTGCGCAAAATATTCTTGATGGAATGTCTTTAGATGGCGCACCCGTAGAAACTGTCGTGCCTACGCCTGTTGATCAGTCGATGCAAAGCACTACAGCTTTGGGCCCAGATATTGCTATGGAACAGGAGGCAATGAGCGGAGCTGTAACTCCTCCTGAAGCACCTAATGCTATCACCAGCATACTTAACAACATTAGCGAGTTTTTTGGCCCTACTTGGGCAGAACTTACTGCTGGACGTGAGGCAGAATTGGCAGCTCCTCCGCCTGCGCCTCCCGTGGCAGAGCCTCCACCAGCACCCACAGGATTTAGCACTTCACCTGAAGTTGTTAATGCTATTTTTGACGAAATGGCACAATATCAGCAGATGATTGAGAGTGAGTCTTCCATGGGGTCTGGCGGCAGTACAGAGGCAGCAACAGACTATTCTGGCTTGAGTGATTTTGAGGCGAGTTATACCTAATACTACAAATTAAGAGGAAACAATCATGGATCTGATGCAAATGATTCAGCAGTCGATCAGTCAGCTGACTGCGACTACCGATGCCAGGACTCAAGCACTTCAGCGTCAAGCTGCAGCTATCAATGCAGATGCTGCCAAGCTCGAATCTCTGGGTGTACGCGCAGTTGGCATGGACCGAGCAGCTGCTCAAGCAACCAGTGAAGCTGCAGCGCAAAAAGCAAACACTGACTTTCAAGTCAATTCAAGCATTCAGCGCATTGATGATCTTTACGGCGTAGATCCTGACCAGAATAATTCTGTAATCCAAACTCGGCTTGCAGAGTACACTGCTGCGGAAGAATCTCGCAAGCTGGCTCGCAAAGAGTACGATACTCTTACGCAAACTTCTTTGCTTGAGAATCCTGTCGGGTATATTATCAATCAGCTGAAACTGCCATCTGTGGCTGCAAAGCACAATGCTATTATAGACGTACGGGATGCAGCCATCCGGGATATTCGCACGCGGCAAGAGCTTGCTGCTGCTCAAAAGAGCGTGCAGATTCCTAACGTTGCCACTGAACTCAAGACCACGGCGTTGCTGCAAGCTGAAGCTACTAGAAAATCAGCTGAGGCAGCAGCACTTCGTGCGGAAGCTGATCTTGGGTCAAAGATTGCAGGCATCCGTATGCAGGCATTCCAGCTTGGAGACAAGGCACTGGATGTCAAGGCAGGATTTGCTGACCAACTTCTCCGTTATGCAAGTTTGCAAGAGCAACGGGAAGCTACGAAAGAAGCACGCGAGGCAAGACTGGCTGCATTGAATGCAAGCCTGAAAGATAGAGAGACGCGTGCTGCAGCCATTGCTGGGCTCAATGGGCGGCTTGGCGCTGTTGCAAATTTTTTGGGCATTCCTCCAGATGCTGCGCCTACAGTTGAAGGACTTGACAGGCTTGGCAATCAGAGAGCCCAGAATGACTGGTACAAGATGGCGTCAACGGGGACGCTTGGTGGCAGTGTCTCTGAGTCCATTGACAACCTAGAAGCCTACGGTAACCTTACCGGGATCCAGCAACAAAATCCGCTAGCATTCCAAGGGTACCAAGGTATCAAAGCTGCGCTTGGCAGTTACCGTGCCACGGCACAAATGCAGGCTCGGGCCAATCCACAGCTGCAAGAGGTTATCAAGAAGCGCGATACATTCAATGCCTATGTCTCCAATGAATATCTGAATGAGCTTGAGACGTCAGCTACGAGCATGGCGCCGGAAGGTGCAAGGCTCGCTGACTCCCGGTATGACACGCTGTTTAATCCTTACCGGGTAAATCACAAGATCATGCTCAGTGGGCAGCCTAAGGTTCCTGCAAACAACGTGATGATTGCGGCATTGACTGGAGCTAGTGCCGGACGTGAGACGCAAATCTCATCCATGCCTAATCTTCCCGCGGAAGTGGAAGTCAATGCACTGCAAGGAATTATTAGTTCTGTCTCAAAGGGCGTCATTGGCGTCGATGAAGCAGCGCAACAAATTACGCAATACTATACGGCTGGCATGCGCAGTAATCTGGACTCGTATCAATATACTAACTTCGGCATTCCGGCTCAGAGTTCTTATGTGATTCGCCTCCCGGCACAATCCCTGCTGGGCGACCCGATCATGTTTAATGCTGCAAACTTCGCGAGTGTGAAAGCTGCACTGGCGAAAGTTGCACGTGCAAACATGAGCACTCTGCCGCCTGGATTCACTGGCATTCCTTCGCCTGTGCGCCCTACGGCTCCTGGACAGTAAAGTTCTCAGTCCTCAACTTCTGCCCGATGGGGCATACCAGAGGTAAAAATGGCAACGATGTTTCCCGAATACCATCCCGCAGTTCTTGCTGCAAACACCACTGATTACCAAGCAAATACGCTTTCGGCAATCACCAATGCTATAACCTACGGCACTGGGGCGGCACTGGCGTCTGGTGCTCTGAGCATTGTGAACACTGTGCTGCCGAGCCGCAGTGAGATTAATATTGAAAATGCCATTCGTCAGTACGGTGGCAACAATATGGGAGACTACTATGTCCAGCATAAAGATGCTGTTGACATGGTTGGTTTCGTAGGCGCATCTATTCTTCCTGGCAGCTTGGGCGTCAAAGGCTTGCAACTGTTGCGTGGAGGCACTGCAGCTGGGAACTTTGGCAAATTCCTGGCCCTGCCCGTCACGCGTAAGAATGAATATTTGCAGAAAGCTTTGCAAGAAACTGCTGCTGAAGGTGGTGCAATCAAGTCTATTCTATCTGCCAATCGCCGCAAGATGCTTGGCTGGGAAGTTGCGGATCAGGCCATGACTGCTGCAGCTTTCGAGCTCGGCGTGGCAGCGGCGTTGAATGATAGCCCTGTATTTGATGATGCAGGTCTAGCTGAGTTTGGTTGGAATGCTGCACTCGGACTTGGCTTCGGCACTACGATTGGCACAGCATTTAATTCTTTTGCTGCGCGCGGCATTTTGAAATCTGCCCAGAAAGAAATTCAAGCCCAGATGCGGCTGAATGATGTGCTCACAGATACAAGCAAGATGGGCTTGACCAAGGGCACAGATGCGCTGCTGCTGTCTGAGAGCCTTGTATCTTTGCCTACCACATTTGATAATCTTACATTTAAATACAAGGCTACTGATGAGGCTGGGCGTCGCGTCACGCAAAGCATTGAGCTTCAAACTGCTGCACCTATTCAAGCAGCTCGTGACTCTGCAGAGCGTCTAGGCACTGACAAGCTCAAGATGAAATTTAATGAGCTGGCGCAGGGAGATGAAACTCTAGGCCAGGCATTCTTTGAATCTATGCAGCGTGGCGTGCAAGCTGCGCGTGAAACTGGACAGTCTCCATCTGAGATTGTTCAAAGCATTCACGGATATCTTAATCTGCTGGAAAGTGTCAAGAGCATCGATCCTCAGCAGCTTGGCTTGGAAGCCCGTAAATTCTATGTGATTATCAAGCCAGAAGGTTTGCCCAAGGGTGAGCGCAAGCTGACTGACATGTTCTCACTGACGCGGCGCAAAGGTGAGAAGGGGGAGGAAGTCACAAGTAAGCAGGCGTATTACCTGTCTGAAGGTGTTACTGCGGAGGACTTGACTCTGCAAGATTGGCTGCGAGCTTCTGCTGAGACTGGCATTCCCAATGTTAAACAGTATTTTCGCAAGAATCCCAATATAGATTTGCTGCAACTTCCGGATGGCAGCATTCGTGTCAATCCACTTTCTTCGAAAGTTCTCAAGTTCCGTGAGAGCCCTGTGCGCTTCAAGATGCTCATGGATCTGGAGGAGCTTGGTCTGACCACAGATGCAGTTCTGTCTTTTGGTGACATCGCACAGAAGTCTAAACTTCTCTTTGCACCTGACGCCGCATATATCGGGAACAGGTCTTTTAAGCAAGGTGCCACCCGCGCTCTGGATATTTTTTCTGACCCACTGGAAGCCAGTGCCCGATTTGCTTGGGCCAGTAAACTCTCTGGTGCACAGCTTAAGACTGTGATTGGCAATCAAGTTGATACTGCAGACCTTGCGGTTCTCGACAGGCTGACGGAGCTGTATAACACCGGGGAGATTACTGATAAGTATCTGCGCACTCTCAGCTTTGTTGATGGTGCAGAGATTCGCACATTTGATGATTATGTGAACTTCCGAGACTTGGCAACTGCCAAGCGCACTGAGTTGCTGGCGGATCAGTTTGGCAAAGCTGCAGAGAAAGGCCGGGTACCATCGAGCCAAGAAGTTGCCATTCATTTGAATACTGATCGGCGCTGGGTGGAAGACACTATTGCTCAGGGGTTTGCAAAAGCAAATGTCAAGAATGCTGGGCAAATTTTTGACACCAGCCGTGCGCTAGCTCCCCGCACTGTGCAACTGACTTGGGATTTCTCACCTGTGACTTCTGGCCGAGGCAATTATTTGCTGCCTGAAGAAGCTTATAATCTCAACATGGGGCCAGGGCACCTAGTCACCTATAAACTTACTCGCCAGTATCAGCTTGAGATTGCACGCAAAATTAACATGAGTGCAGCTGATTCTGTTCTGGGGAGTGATGCTGCGCTGATTCCACATGAGACAGATTTCATGGGAGTCGGTAATAAGATGAGCCGCACTGCCAGCATTGAGGGTGCAGGTGCTTCTTTGCTTGGTGCATCGAATGCTGGATATGGAGAGAAAGCTAAACTGTTTGTGCAGGAAGTCGGTAAGAACGTAGCATTGCTGGCTCAGAAGCTGCGGGATCAGACGATTGAATCTCTCGCCCCGGCAGTGAATGCACTGCGTGGCAGTGAGCGTGCATCTGCAGAGCTTGGCGTTCTGACCACAGCACTGCGCAAGTCTGAGCACAAATACTTCTTTGATCCCACCGAGGGTATGCAGTCTCGGCGTCTTGTTTCTGCAGATGTGCTGAGAATGCTCAAGGATGATGAGTTTACTGGAGATGCGTACGAAGCTGCACGACTTCTGCAAATCAATTCTCCCAGCCGCAGTCCGCATGTATTTGATATTCAGTCTCAGGAAGTTGTAGACTTTTTGCAGGCCAGCACAAAGATTAACGATGTGCGGTCAAGCAAATTTACTACACTCTACAATGCATCTGGACTTGTCAAGCATGAGCCGGCGGCCGGAGTAGTCTATGCCCCGCCGATCAATACGGCATTGTATCCGTATCATGCTTTTGTCAAGACCAAGGAAAAGCTAGGCTTGGCATCAGATACTTCTATGATTGTGGCCCGGAGTGAAGATCAGCTTCGGACGCTGGCTGCGCAAGTAAGCGATGATTATGATGTCTTCTTCAAAGCTGATACGGAAAACTATTTCAAAGCCAAGGGTGAATACGATTATCAGAATACGTTGAACGAGGCGGCAGTCAACAGTGACCTGGCTCGTCGTGGCGTTCTGGCTGATTTCTTCCCAGAAACTCGGCTTGAAAATATTATGAATGACTGGCTTGGCTGGCATGCAAAGCAAGAAGAAAAGCTTGTTCGCACTGCTACGCAAGTTAAGAATCGTGAATTCTTTTCTGAGATGCAATTCCTGAGCGAGCAGTATCGCCGTGTGCCAGAGTCCATGACTCGAGGCATTGGTGCAAAGCTGCGCTCCAAGATTGCAGACCCGTTCGGAGATTATATCAAGACTGCACTCAATATCTCCAAGCAACAAGAGTTCCCGCTGCTGGATTCTTTGAACGAGTTTATTGACAAGCTCAGCATCAAAGTCGGTGAGGGGATGCAGACTGCATTTGGTCAGGCTGAGAAAGGAATTATTTCTTGGCAAGACGCAAATAGGATTGCGCAGAACTACGGGCTGCCGCAGCCGTATCAGAATGTTGAAGCATACATTGAGGCAAATAAGACTGTCCCGCCCAATGTGATCCGTGAGTTCTTCCAGAAAGCAAATGCTATTCTGGCCACGACCACGCTGCGCTTTGACTTCTTTAACTCACTGATCAATATTGTCTCCACGCCAATCATGCTGGCCACTGAGATGTCCAGTGTGCGGCGTATGATGCAAGAAACTCCTGAGCTTGCTGGAAAGTTGGCAGAACTAACACGGGTTAAAGTTCCCGGACAGAATTCGAGTGTGCCGTCCACTACAAAGCTGCTGGCAAATTCTGTTCAGAACTACTTCTCTCCACAGAAAGAACTGCTGCTGCAAAGATATCGTGACATTGGTGCGATCAAAGACATCAGTAAGATCTATCATGAGATGATGGATGATCTTGCGTACCGTCCCAATATTGCGCCGAAGCAATGGGTTGAGAAGCTCTCCAACGCTACGGAGAAAGTAGCCACGTTTACGGGTAACAATTTTTCAGAAGACTTCACACGCTTCGTATCTGCGGATGTCATGCGGGCCATGTCTGATCCCCTGGTGCAAGCTGGCAAGATGACTGTCAAGGAGCAGAATGCATATATCTCTACATTCGTAAATCGAGTGCAGGGAAATTATGTGACCAGTCAAAGGCCAATCATTTTTCAAGGCACTACTGGCGCAGCAGTCTCCTTGTTCCAAACGTATGCTTTCAACGTACTCCAACAGCTGCTTAGGCATACTCAAGCTGGAGATAAGAAGACACTGGCCGTGTTTGCTGGAATGCAGGCAAGCATGTTTGGCTTGAATGGCTTGCCATTTTTTGACGCAGCCAATACGTATCTGCTTGGCCAGTGGCTCTACAATAATCCTGAACACAAGGATATGTACAGTGTGCTTCCCACCTATAACAAGGAGCTTGGCGACTGGCTTCTGTATGGGACTGCTTCGGCGTTTCCTCTGTTCACTGGTTCATTTCCTGCGCTCTATTCTCGTGGTGATATCAATCCACGTCATATTACTATTCTGCCTACTAATATTGTTGATGTGCCTGCTGTCAGCGCAAGCCTTAAACTTGTGGGACAGATTAGTGAGTTTGGCAAGAATGTTGTGCAGGGAGCAGACGTAAGTGAGTCGCTACTGAAAGCTTTGGAGCACCAAGGATGGAACAGGCCACTTGCTGGCTTTGCTCAGGTCCTTGGCGGAAGGAGTACAACAAGCACGGGGAGTTTGATTTCTGCTGCGAATGAATTTGAAACTACTTCCATGCTGGCAGCTACAGTGGATAGAGTTGTAAGCTACAATGGTATCACTCGGATTCTTGGCTCGCGGCCAATGGATGAAGCCGTGGCGCTAGGAGCTCTCTACAGAGAGAAAAGATATGAAGCTCTAGACAAACTGCGTATCGAGCGTCTAGGTGAAGTCGTGAAGACTAAACTCTATGACGGCCAAGTTCCTACAGATGATGAGTATGAGGACTTCATGGCACGCTATGTGCGCAGCGGCGGAAGGGCAGAAACTTTTAATCAAGCATTCCTGCGGTGGACAAGGGATGCAAATGAAAGTGTGGTGAACCAGATGCTGCAGAAACACCAGAATCCGTTCAGTCAAAAACTGTTTGAGATTATGGGCGGAGAGCCACTAAGTCAGTAGATGCAGTTTTGCTGCCCCAAAGAAAAAGGCCCCGAAAGGGGCCTTGTGTTTTTCTGCTTACAGACTTCTTGATTGCCTGATCCTAGCAAGAATCATGCGCTTGATCATGGGCTCAGGTTTCCAATAGTTTGGACCTTTGAGAACCTTGCCGCGCTCATCATAAATTGGCTTACCGTCTGGCCCAAGTTTGCTCATGTTGCTGGCCATGATAATTCCCAAGACATCATCCGATTGCAGTCCGTACTTGGCAAGCTGGCTGGCGCAATAAACCATGATGTCCCCAAGCCAGTCAGCAATGTCTGTCAGTATGTCTTCATCGCACTCCAGACTTTCTGAACGATCAGCTGACTGTAGGATGGGATAAACTTCTTTGAGTTCCTCAAGCAGGATGTCGTAGAACTGGTTAAGTTCCCGGACAAGCTGTGGACGCGCAGGAATGGTCGGGGCCGCAGGGCAGGCCAGATTGTAGAACTTGTTGAATGCTCGAATCTTTGAATCAAAATGTGTAACTCTTTCCGGTGGCTCCGCAGATGCAGTTTCAGTGTTGGGCTCGAGTAAAGAGACTGTGACATCTTCAATCCCATCCATGTTATATACACGCCCGGCGATCATATCCAGCATTTCATTATGCTGTTTGCTGACTTTGAGTGTGAGTTTGATTTCCACAGTCTCAAAGTTACCTTGAAGTTTTGCAGCAGTCATGAGAGTCCTTTCAACAAATCAGTTAACGAGAAACCAAGCGGCAACACAAGCAATAGCCACCACAAGGCACAGGCCAGATAGAGACAGAAGAAGCGAAAAGATAAACTCTTTGTCCAGGTCATCGAAGTCATCCTCCTCAAAGTCCGGCGGTTCATTTCGGTACTGTGTCACGTCATCCTCGTGCAAGTTCTTTATTGATTCCGAGCTGCTCAAGGAGCTTGGGCCCGGCGCTGTAATAAACAACTCTGTTTCTCATTCCCCTGCTATAGGTTGTTCGCTTGGAAATCCAACCCAGAGCAATCACATTGTACAGAGAGTTTGCTACATTGTTGTGCGGGCTGGCGTAGACTTCAAATTTTGTTTTGATGTCCTGCGCTGTGAGTTCTTCTTCTGGATTCACAGAGAAGTACATGAGCGCATAGAAATACATTGGGATTTTCTTTGTGCGATGTGTCATTGATTCTTCTCCTTTAGCTTGGTCTCTGTAAGTTTGCATACCTCATGCGCTACTTCGTCAGGCCGCATACCGAACCACGCATAGTTGTTGACGATGTTCATCCACTCAACATCCGTCAGCCCCTGCCACTCGCGGCGGGGTGGGGCGGTGTAGACTGGTGTTGAGGTGTCTTTCCGTAGGTGATCTACTTCCAGCATTGGGCGCGTTCCTGAGTACATGGTCTTCAGCCACGCCACCGGCTCCGGCTCCTGCTGCGCAGCTTTAATACTTTGCACGTCACACCATTCTTGCTCAAGTTGGCGCCGCAGTCGGCGATTATAGGCGGCGGCTAAATCCAGCTCTGCATGCCCAGCTTGCGCCAGCTCGGCGCGGAGGGCGGTGATGGCGTCACTGCAACGCTTCCCGCGATCAGGGTCAACTTGCCAGTTAAACAGGCTTTCCAACGCCTCCAGCGCCTGCTGCAAAAGCTCTCTGCTAACAATTACAGTTTCACCCATGATTAGTTTCCTTCAACAATGAGAAATCACAATACACATGACGATTGCTTAGCATCTTGCGCACAAGCAAATATCCCTGTGCATTACTTGTCTTGCTTCGTGTGATGTATTGAATCTTTCCTCCTTGTACAAGTCCAGCGAGAAGTTTATTGAGATCTTCAGGTTTATCAAGATCAGATTGAACTTGCTTCCACAGGCTCGGGGTGTCCATTGGGCCCTTGGCGTCTGTCAGCACACTGATAAGTCTAGCAGCAACATCTGAGTTCTTTGCCTTGCCAAACTCTCCCATTGCACTTGGCATTCTATGTTCAGTGTATGTGAGCAGTGTGTTTGCAAAGAGTACATCTTCTGCTTTTATCTCTGTTCTCAATCCTGCAGCTGCAGTCAGAAGACATAGTTTAAGCAGGTGAGTGTAGCGCCGTGTGCTGTAGTGTTTGAACCGTGCGTCCTCAAGTCCATCGAAGCTGTGATAGATTGTCTGCAGCATGTCTCTTGCTTTAGACGT